TGTAATCAATCTACCACTATTAAGTTTGTGCATTAAAGATGGTTTCCCAGCCCTAGGGTCTTGAAAAGGAGGGCCTAAATTTAATGATATGTCCGATATTTTGACAAAATCTGTACCTCTACCATCAGAGTCGGCCCAATACTCGGCCCCCCATACTTTAGTAACATTATCCATTTGATGATATACAACCAACCGCAACCTACCATCCACTAGATTAATACTAACAACGGGCTGATAAGTGTCATATCCACTTGCCAGTTTTGTCGCCCCACCTGAAAAAGGCCCAGACCCATCCAAAACACCTTGTATTGTTGGGGCAAATTCAACACTAACAGATTTATCAGCATCAGAAGTATAAGCTACAACTGCTCTGCCATCGGATGTTTCGCAGATATTGCCATGTCCTCTGTCTCCAGTAACAAAGGTGCGCCAGGTGGTCCACTCCGTGGGATCCATTAGGCTTGCCGACGCCTGGCCACCAAATTGGACATACCCGGTTGGCCTGTTATCCCCGACCATCATCTTGCTTTTTAGCAGGGTCTGTATCTCAGGTGGTATGGTCAGCATCGGTTACACCTCCATGAGGGTGACGGTGAACTCCCAGCGGGTCGGGTAAATTTTCCGCACGGCCTGAGATATGCTGGATATGATCATGGTCGCACTATAGCCATCAGCCCCGGTAAAGGTCCGCTGCGTCCCAGCCATGCAGTCGGCCAACATCGCTGTATACGTCGAGTAGCTCTTGACGTAGGTAGACAGGGTGACTATCTGCCGCTTGCGCCCGCCTTGCTGGAGTACGGTTGATATGGAGTTGAGTGCGGCCGGGTCAGGGAGTAAAGCGATCTCGTTTATGGTGACTTCGGCCCAGGGCGGGCTGTAGGTATCTGGTATTACGTATAAGTCGGTACTACCCCACGAAAAGCTCATCTGCTCCCCTCCTTATGCCATGCTTGGCATTACTCTGACCCGACCGGCCAACCGCCGATCTCCCTGTTCGATCTGTTTGGCGATGATCTCAGCCACACCGACCAGTTGATTCATGTTATTGACTCCCTCGACTCGGACAGTGCCGCCGATAGTTAGGTTCTGGCTGGCCATCGCCATGGATTGTTGGTTGTTGTAGACCTTTGAGCCCCGAGGCAGGTCCAGCAGTTCCGGCCCTCGCTCACCGACCCAGGCCAGGCCGCCGGGGTGGAAGTTGGTGCCCGATGCCCAATGCATCGTCGATCCAGATCCGGTAAAAGTGTAGCTTACGCCTTCCTTAACCCCTTTAGCTTTCAACTTCAATTGGTCCAGCTTGTCAAACAGGCCGGAAATAGTACTGACTATGCCGTCGATAGCGCCAGCGATAAAACCTTTGATTTCGCTCCATATGTTGATGGTAGTGGTTTTAACCGCATCCCAGACACCTGATACAGCCGTTTTTACGCTGGATATTTTATCAGATACCGCTTGCTTGAAGCCCGCAACGAAGTTGACCAACCAGTTTTTGATGTCGTTCCACTTCTGGACCATTGTAGACTTGATGGCATTCCAATTTTCTGCGAAAAAGTCCTTGATGCCGCCCCAAATGCTGGCCACTTTTTCTTTTATCCATGTCCAGGTTTCGGCGAGTTGTTTACTGATTTTGTCCCAGTTTTTATATATAAGGTAGGCCGCAGCTATAACGCCTGCAATAACCAGTATGATCGGATTGGCCATCAAAAACTTTGCGGCGATGCCTATGCCCTTAAAGATTCCACTAACCTTTTTTATAGCCCCGAACGCTTTGCCCAGTTGAGGCAACACCGTCATGATCGACCCCATCGCCTTAGCCACCATGCCTAGTCCTATTAACACGGGGCCTATAGCAGCTGCAAGTCCCGCAATCACGACTACCATCTTTTTGGACGCTGGGGACATCTCGCCAAACTTTTTTGCCAAATCCCGTACGCTGGCAATCAGCGGCGTTATTATCGGCAACAGTATTTCTCCTATGTCAGTAGAAAGGTTTTTAACCTCGGTTTGAAACGCTCTCATCGATCCCGACGCACCGTCGGCCTCTCTGGCAGCTTGCCCCTGGGCTGCTGCGCTCTGCTCCATGATCAGCGCCAGAGTCGCCACCTGCTTGGCCTGTAGCGTCATTCCTTCCTTACCCTTGATTAGCCCCATGTCTAACGCTTTTTGTTTGACCAATGCGTCGTTGACCGCCATGCCGTAGTTGTCGAGCATGGTGTTATTACCCTTGAGTGCCCCGGTCAAGGCCCGCACCGCATCCTCGGTAGTGCCGCCAAACATGGCGGTAAGATCTCCAGCCAACTCAACCAGCTGCCCCGACATCTTAGCCGCCTCTGCCTCGGACAATCCGCCGATGTTCTGCAGCATAGCCCCCATAGTGTTGGCATAAGTTAAGGCTTCAGTTTCAGCTATGCCATAGTGGCTTTTTAGCCCGTCTGCCCAAGACTGGATTTCCTTGGACGAGTTTTTAAATATCTGATCGGCTGCCCCTTGAGCATCTTCCAGGTCGGCTGCAAATTTAAAAGACGCTACCCCGGCCGCTACGATCGGGGCGGTCACCGCCATGGACATGGTTCTGCCCGCGCCGGTCATCTTGTCGCCTATGCTTTTCAGATTTTGGCCCATTTCATTGGCTTTACGGCTGAATTGCTCCATCTTATTCGAGGCTTTTTCAAGTTCCTTATTATTGCTTTCCAGGGACCGCTCCATCTTGACAAGGCTGGCTTCTGCACGATTGAGGGAGATCTGCCATTCCTTAGTCCGACGGTCGTTTTTACCAAATTCCTGTTCAGAATTGGCCAATGCTCGTTTTAATTCTTCTATTTTCTTCTTCTGCTCATCGATCTGCTTGTTATACACCTTTTGCTTGGATGCCAATGCCTCCATGCCCTTTGCATTATCGCCAAATTCAGCGGTCACCTTATCCATCTCGGTGCCTAATACTTTTAATTCCCGGTTGATTTCACTAACCGCTTGTTTAAATTCTTTTTCACCATCTAAAGCTAAGGTCGTTTTTATCTCTCGCTTCAATCGTCCTCACCTCCAACCACCTTCTTGTTCTCAATCCAGTGGAGATATTCCTCGTATTCCAGGGTCCATTTCCACAAAAGAAGGATGCGCCCCGGGGTCGTCAACCAAGCTTCTCGCTCAGTCAGCCCTGCGCGCATCCCCAAAAAGACAAAGCGCAGAGGCATTAAACCCCTGCGCCCTCGCCGTTTTTTGACGCTTCAATCTCCTGTAGCACCTCATCGATTTCTTCGTTTTCGTCATGATCACCCTCATCCCCCATGCCGGCATTGATGATTTGTATGATCAGATCAGCCTGGCCAGTCAACTCCTTGGGTGACATGAGGATTTTGATATCATCCTCGCTAATCGCTTTAAATTCAAGGCCGTCTGTTAATTTCTTCAGCGCAAACCCCTGGTTAATCATCAGGGATAGCAACCAGGCTATTTCCCCAATCGCTCCAGCCGGATTATTCATTGTGTCTGCAAGCTCTTTCAAACCGCCATACCGACGGGTGATCTCCTCCAAACCGGCCGTATTAAAAACGGCAAAATATTCCTGACCCCGGATTTTAATTATTCCCCCGTCCTCGTACATAAGCCCCTCCTAAGTCGTCTTGACTACGATGATTTCCGTAGTCTGTACAGTTTTGCCAGCTTCCTGGGCAGTGATAGTCAGCTTGGTTGATCCCACAGCTACGGGGATGCTGGCCGACGCTTCACCGCTGGTAAGGTTCTGACTAAATATGCCATCGATATAGAGCTTGAGGGTATGATCGGCCGCGGTCGCCTTAGCCGTTACAGCCGCAGCCGTCACACCATCAAAGGTATAGTACCGCACACTGGGTCCAAAGGCAGGCGACAGGGTGCCGCCGGTTCCCACCAGTTCCAAGCCAGACAGGCCGGATGATTCGGATGTCGGCACCCCGGCCAGGCCGTCCAGCCAGGCAATGGCGTCGGCTTCATTGTCAAATGTCACCTCATCGCGCCAGCTGTTAGCCAGGTCAAGCGCGGTCAATATCTCACCCTCGATAGTCGGCGTCTGCCACTCCATGGAGCCATCGGGTTTGGTAGCCGCGTTCTCGGACGGTATGCCCCATTTGGTCTTATGGTACCAGTAGGCTCGGTATGACCTCACTCCTGCTTTCTTACGCACCCTGTAGTAGCCAAAGCCACCTTCCGGGCTGTCATAAGTGGCGGCATTACGTATGGTTGCCTCTCCGCCTAAAGTTGCCTCCTGCGCGCCCAGCCAGGCTTTTAGCACTGCATCGGATAGATCATCGACTCCCATTGAGATAGTCCCAGATACAAACCCGTTTTCAATCTCAGCTATAGTGTCATCGGCGGCTAGCTTGGCATCTGACCGTTCAATACTGACATCAGCCGCAATCGCCATACCCACTACCAGCCCGGTACCATAGGTGGGCAGACTATTTGCGGGTTCACTGGCAATCGGCGCAAAGACCGGATGCTTTAATCCTATATAGGCCATTATTGTTACCTCCTGTTCAGATAGTCGTCAAAAATATCTTCCATCGCTTGTTGGACCCTCGGCCCAGCTTCCTCATCCGCATCGTCAACCCAGTGTGAGCCTTTAATGCTGCTGGATCCGTAGTGGAGTATAAATGCCTTTTCGGCGTTGCGTACACCCTTGCGGTCCTTGCCGATCGGATAAATGTCGATAGTGCGTATTCCGCTTACGTCTTTAGGCGTTTTCGGAAAGCCGACACTTGCCAACATATCGCCGGTTTTCTTGTGTCCGTGCATTCCTCCTGCCAGCCCCCAGGACAGCTTAACCTCCTGGGCTCCGGCCAACAGCATGTCATCGCCAACTTCTTCCAGGCCGTTGCCCATCCTGGTGACCGCGGCAATGATATCGTCAATTCCACTGGTATCAAACCGCGCCATCATGCTACCTCGCAGTCCCAGATGTGGTGGATGTAGCCAGTATCATCCTCATAGTCCACCAGGTAGTCATAAGAGACTTCATCCGTGTCCAACACCGTATCGATCCTAGCCACATTGGGGTCAAACTCGGTCTTGGTAAAATAGTCGACTTGGACGCGCCAAGCCGTCTCCGGATATCGACTGTCCGCGCTTAGTTTGTTGGTACCGTATTCAGCCCAGACAATATATTGGTCGGGCTTTTGAAAAGCCTCATAATGGTATGTGTCAGGCGTGACGGTCAGTAATAGGTTTTTTAACTCATCCAATGTCATAATTAGCCGTCACCGCCTCTAAAGTTAAATCCATTTCAGTAGGGCTGTTTTCGGGGTACTGTATCAAAGTGATTCTGTACTGTTCACCGTCGTTCGGGATGGCGACATCCTGACTTGATACATTGCGGCGCTTTGGGCACCTGAGAACATACTTTATCTTCGCGTTAGCCTGCAGCGCTGCGTAGTATCGGTTAATGCCGACGGTGCGCTCGTGATAGCGCAGGGTTTCCTTGAGGGTCAGCCCTTCTTTCGGCATACTGCCAGGCGGTGCAATATTGGCAACTTCATAGATCTTCACAACGCCGTCATTATGGGTTGGGGCTTTGCTCCGCAACATATGCCTCCACCTCCTTTTGGATCTGGAGATTAAGCAGTTCCGGCAGGTAGTTTGTCTGGAATTCATCGAGCGCGTTGGATCGTACATACCGGCAGTAATCAAAGAGCAGCTCCCGGGGCTTGTCCTCGATGGTGTAATCCATGGCGGCACCCGCAACACTGTCAATATACTTCATACCCCGCTCGATGATGCCGATCAGTTTTGTATCCCCCGCATCGTCGTTCCATGTGATATCGAGATAGTTCCGCACCGCCAACAGCAGCACATCGTTTTCATGTGATGCAATAAATTCATCCGCGTCAAACTCGTTATCATAGGTTAGTTTACAAAAATCGAACAGCATCACCCTTGCCCTGCCGCCCGTATAATCATTAGTAAGGCCAGTAAGCGAATCAATATAGGCGATGCCGTCTACGATGATGGCCGTGATTGCCGCGTCCTCCGCTTCACCTGTTACACCTAAATATACTTTTATAGCCGCCAGCAGTCCTTCGGGTAGTGCCATTTTGCCACCCCCTAAATCACGAAGTATTCTGTTTTATCAACAGGTTTCACTTCGTCCACTCCACCGGTAAATGCTACGGGACTTTCCAGCACGTTAATAGACCCCGCAACATCAGCCACAACTGTAAATGGTGCACCTTCAATGGCTTCTATCGCGGTTTTGGCATCTGCCGCTGTCGCATCAACAACAGGATCGGCACCACCCTCAAACGATACGCCT